GGTATGAGTCATATTCTGTATACCAGACTATGTCTTTTAAATATCTTTTGTTTTTACGTTCTTGAGCAAAAGATTTCCCTTGTTTGTATACCTTCCAAGGGTGTGTAATAGACCAGATGCGACGCTGAAGTTCGTCCTCGGTCTTAGGTTGCCTCATTTTTCTTAGGAGGCCACCTTTTACAAACCCATGTGCGCGTTGCGCAAGTGGGTTTAGCCCAAGCATCTCTGGGTGCTTGAGGCTTTCTCCCTTGAAGATCTCATATCCGAAGATCCTCTCGTAGTGATAGCATGCTTTAAACATGCTCTCCCATTTACAGGACGCAAAAATAGATTTGCGTTCATGGTGGAATCTTTGTTTGAAGATGGCCACTTTAACACCTTGGACTTCATAATTGAAGACCGAGCCTTTGACGTCCATACAGACGCCAGCGAAAAACGGTGCTCTTTCGTACTGTTTTCCTGTTTTCTTTTCGTTTATGACAAAGTCATACTCGATAAGTTTTCGAATCGCCTCTTCTTGAGTACGATTCGGTGCTAAGATATCGTCATTAAACATTTTGACAATATCAAACTCTGATAGTAGTGATCCTACTACCAAAGTCATTAAATTAGAGAAGTAGCCAAGACCTACTCCTCGATTTGGTGTAATGAAGTGCCCATCTGGCATCATCACACTTAATTTACGACACATTGATTTGAATGTTTCGTGGTACTGCCTTCCTTCCTCAGAAGGGTAGACTTCTAAGATTGCCTCCATGCAAGCATGGATGTATTCTCTAGGGAATTGCAACCCAAAGCCTTTCAAATCTATCTTTGTACAAGGCTCAAATCTTTTACGGAGGTCTTTACGGACGTCTGTAATATTATCGTTACCGATAAGCCACGGAACCTTTTCAATTATTGGTTCCGCGAAAAAGTGCCACCAAGATGAAGTCATCTTGTAGGCTTTTGGGGGTAACCATACTTCTCGTACGGTCCTCACATCTGTCTTAAACTTCTGATAATCCCAAGAAGTAGACCAATCGTGTTGCGGTTTTTCGTAATCACGACGAGGTACATGTCCATCGCTATATAGCTGTGGACCTAAGCTTTGTACACTTTCTGCACAAGGCTCAAATAGTTGTTGGGGACCAAATTCCCTTACAACGTTGAGAACAGCCTGCTTGACTTTCTCAACTTTTTCAGGTGTGGGTGAGTCCAAGTCACACAACCACATCTTTGATTCCTTCTTCAGATCGAAGTCAGGAAAAGCATTAATATTGGGTAAATGTCTACTCAATAATTTTCGGCCTTGCTTATCTAAGCATTCCGATTCTAAATTGTAAAGCTCAATGCCTTTACAATTGTCGATTGGTCTCTTTGTAACCTTTCGATCATATATTGTCGCCCTGTCTTCAGGATACGACTCATATTCCTCTTGACCCTCTAAGGTCAAGTAGGACTTCATTAACCTCATGCAGAACTTTTTGCTATGAGGATATTCTGCGACGTGCATTTTAAAGTACGCTGCAGTACGCATTAGATGACGCTCACACTGGGAGCACAGTAGCTCATCTTTTAACCTTCTCTTGTATTTAAAGAGTTCGTTATAACTAAAACCGATGGCCATACTGCCACCGATTCTTATAT